GCTAGGCACAGAGGGTATAGCGTAGTCTACGATGGTCACGTTTCTATAGGGCACAGCTGGCATGCTTCTTCGGATATCGGGGGCGAGCCGGACTCTAAGTTTAAGATTAGTCAATCCATCTTCAGGGATGCATGTGACCACATGGGTATAGAGCGTGACTGAACAAAAAATAACTCCGAGAAAGGAAATAAAAAAGTATGTTAATAGCTAATATGGTTGGGAAAAATGAGTCAGGAAGATACCTGACTGATGTGCTGGAGCACTTGTCTAGCATGGTCGATTTAATTGTGTTTACAGATGACTGCTCAGAAGACGACACAAAAGAGGTAGCCTCTAAGTACGCTGAGACATTTAGCACCGACGAGACACTATTCACTAAGCATGAAGGGCAACTAAGGAGTCAGGCTTGGTCAAATCTATGCGGTTTTGCTAAACCTGGAGACTGGATTCTAGCTATCGATTGCGATGAGAAGCTTTGGTCAACAAACCCAAATTTCGACATGTCTATGATATTGCAACAAAATAAATACGATGTCATTAATATCAAATTCTTTCACATGTGGAACCAGTCTCAATACAGAGTAGATAAACTCTGGGCGCCAAATAACAGCTCTAGACTTTTTAGGTTCTATAACGATGGACATTTCAATGATAGGAAGTTAGCCTGCGGATCCGAGCCTACTTATGTTAACCAGCTTATACAATCTGGCAAATACCTAGTCGATAGTTCATTAGTTATGCAGCATTTGGGCTATGTGGATGACGATGATAAAAAATTGAAGTATGAAAGGTACATGCATCTAGACGGTGGAGATTTTCACCAGAAGAGTCACATAGAATCTATTGTAGATGCAGATCCGGTACTCGTAGATTGGAAGGTCTATGCCTAAAGTTAGTGTTATACTCACGGTATACAATAAGCCACAATGGCTTAAGCAGTCTTTAGATTCTGTTATTAATCAAACATTTCAGGATTGGGAATTAATTATCATGGAAGATAATTCCCCTAATCCTTTGGTGAAAGAAATAATTGAAACATATACGCATGATCCTAGGGTTATTGCTGTATTTTCTGACGTCACAGAAGAAGAAAGATACAAAACAACACGCTATGCAACCTTGATAAATCAGGCTGTTAATGATATATCTTCTGGGGATTATATTACGTATTTGACAGATGACGACTATTACTACCCTCATCGTTTGGCTGTTATGGTTAAGGAATTAGAAGAAAAAAACGTTTCAGTGGTATACGGGAATCAAGACGTCGTAGATGCTGACGGAAATTGCTCGGGAGTTAGAGAAGTTTCTGGCATATTAGATGATGCCTGGAATAAGGTTGATCACAATTCAGTAATGCATACGAAAGAATGCTTTATAGAGGTGGGGGGATGGGCTGACACTCCCGATATCTGGGGTGGAGGAGACGCTCATTTTTGGCGGAAATTAACAGATGTAGGACATAAATTCTACCCGGTAGAAGGAGCATCTAATGAAGCTAAAAGGTATCACGAAGGAAGCGTCCAGTGGTTAGTTCATAATGGAAAGTTTTTTCCTGAATGAGTTTAGCCCAGTATCCAATTTTTATAATCTGTAGAGATAGAGTAACTTGCACCTCTAAGCTTGTCGATTGGTTAGAGAAGGTTGGTCAAGAAAACATATATCTTGTTGATAATGATTCTACGTATGAACCATTGCTCGAATACTACGAGAAAACTCCACATAATGTAGTGAAGATGCTAGGTAACACCGGTCACACTGGTGTATGGCTACATGGTGTATTGGACAAGTATGCAGCTGATAATTATTTTGTAGTTTCAGATCCAGATGTTCTCCCTATCGAGGACTGCCCAGATGATGCTATCGATTATTTTAGATCTTTATTAGATAAGTATGATGATCGCCAAAAGGTTGGTTTTGGTTTGAAGCTAGATGACATTCCTGACCATTATAGATTTAAGCAAGCTGTTATAGATCATGAAACTCAATATTTAAGTTGGGGTGCTCCTGAGAATAACTTGAATTACGCACCAATTGATACTACCTTTGCTTTATATAGGCCAGGTGCAAGTCAGGATATTAGCCTTAGTTGCAGGACTCAATACCCATATTTAATCCGACATCTACCTTGGTATATTGATTCCGATAATCCAGGGGAAGAAGAGGAATTTTATATCAAAAACGCACATACTCGTATTAATTCCTGGAATCACATTGATCTACCATTTTGGATGGGCGGAAATAGATGAGTATTTCTTGCATTATACCAACTATATGGAAAGATAATATGGTCAATAATTTGGTTCTCCAATTGGTAGAGCAAGATGAGTTTGATCAATTATTAATATTAGATAATAGCAATATAGACCATACGCATACTTTATCTGATTTTAAGAATAAAAAGATAACGCTTTTGCCTACTGCTGGATTAAACATCTATCAGCAATGGAACTATGGGGTATCTATAGCGAAAAGTAGCTTTAGTGATTGTAGTATTGTGGTCTTAAACGACGATTTGATAATACATTCTGAAAACTTTTTGACTAAATTAGTCAATCCATTATTGCTAGATGGTGACATCTGGGCGTCTTGCGGCAATTACGACGAGAGATTAAGCACTGGCACGTATGTAGAGGTAGCGGGAACGTATAAGGATAAGGGGTTTGCTGGGTTTTGTTTTGCTATATCTAGTCAAGTTCATTTTGGCGGAAATGAAATCTTTGATTCAAATTATAATTGGTGGTATGGGGATGACGATTTAATTCATAGTATACATAAATTTGGAAAAAAAACTGTCATGGCAACTAATGCTTCATTTACTCACATAGATGGCGGGTCTAAGTCCACTGGTGGATATACACCTGAATTTAATTCTATGGTGGAGCAAGATAGAATATACTACATGGAGAAGTGGCACGCATGAGCGAAAAAGTTTTGCTTGGTATCATCGATAACAAAAGACCAGATTTACTAGATCAAACTATTAAATCCTTAGAGTCTAATTTAGATTATAATTTTTTTGAAAAGGTTATAATAGACGATTCAGGAGACGCTGGTTATTCACGAGAGCTCAATGACATTTATGGCGATCGTTATACTATTTGGTCTCATAGGGTAAACATGGGATTATCTGGATCTATTATGTCTCTATGGTTATTAGCTAAAGAGCATGACGTAGATTATGTGTGGCACCAGGAGGGTGACTTCACATTTAATCATTGCATAGATTTAGAATTGCTAAAGAACATCTTGAAACAGAAACCTAAGCTAGCTCAAGTTGCATTAAAAAGGCAGCCTGTTAACGGGGATGAGGCGTCGGTAGGTGGATTTATGGAGCAGAAGCCAGACACATATACTGAGTATAGTTCAGAATCTTTAGGCGCAGTATGGGTTGAGCATAGAAACTTTTTCACCCTAAACCCATGCCTGTATCCAAGGTGGGTAGTAGATCTGGGATGGCAAAATGGATGGGGAGAAGCTGAATTCTCTAATTTATTATTTTCTGACGAATCTGTAACTTGCGCTTTTTTGCACGGCGTAGATCACGAGCCTATCGTTAATCATACCGGTAATTATCGTGGGGATGGGTGGTTCGTTTAGTGGAAAAGCTTGTTATAATTGGCGCTGGATCACATGGCTCTGGTATAGAGACTATAGTAAATGCTATTAACCAGGAAAATTTAACCTGGGATTTATTGGGGTACCTAGATGATGACCACAATAAGGCTGGAGTCATTGGTGACATTGACCATTTAATAGAGGGTGCGTATTACGTAATAGGGGTTAATGAACCAAATCTCAAAAAAAGTTTATACCATAAAAAAAGAATGAATACTTCAGCAACAATTATTCACCCTTCCGCTTCTATTGGCAGCAACACTACTATAGGCGAAGGTGTCGTCATATTTGCTGGAGCTATAGTTACCGGAAATGTCCACATAGGGCAGCATAGTCATATCAACGTCGGATCAACCGTAAGTCAGGGTTCGTCTATCGGCCAATTTTGTAGTATAGCCCCAGGAGTAAATATAGCTGGGCAGGTTACGGTTGGCGAGGAGACGCTTATAGGGACTGGGTGCTCTATTATTCATTTAATAAACATTGCTAAAAATACAACAATCGGCGCTGGAACTGTTATTATCAGGGACATAACCGAAGAAAAATGTACAGTTGTTGGAATTCCCGGAAAAGTCATAAAACATAATGAGTAAAATTTTTGGCATATGCATGGTTAAAGATGAAGAAGATATAATTCAATATATCTTAGAGCACCTTCTTTCTGAAGGCTTAGATCAGATCATTATTTTAGATAATTTATCAACTGACGGAACAAGAGATATCCTAAATGATATGTCTAGAGTATATAAAAATATTTTAATAAAGGATGATCCAGAAATAGCTTATTATCAATCAGCTAAAATGACCGCATTAAGCCATGAAGCTGGTTCGCTTGGCGCAGACTGGATTGTCCCGTTCGATGCCGACGAATTCTGGTATGCGGTTGATGGATCTACTTTGGCGGAGAAACTCCGTTCCATAGAGGAGCCTGTGGTGGAAGCAACTTCTTTTGATCATCTGCCCACCGAAAATGATCCATACGATATAAATCCTCTTAAAAGAATAGTTCACAGAGAAAAAGGCCATCAAGTATTCCCGTGTGTAGCATTCAGGTATGAGCCGGGCTTGACCCTTTTGCAGGGCAACCACAGTGTAATCAGGAGTGGGAATAGAGACTATTCCAGCTTTCAATTAAGGCATTTCCAATATAGGAATTTTGAGCAATTTTCAAAAAAACTAAGAAATGGTAAAGTAGCTTATGATGCCACAAACCTTCCCCTTAATGAAGGTCAGCACTGGAGAGAGATGGGCGCTCTAGGGGATGACCAGATGTTGTTGAAGTGGAAAGAATTCTTATCAAAACCCTTGATCTATGACCCAGCACCGGTGCGGTTATGATAGTATAGTGTTAGATTTTTACTTTGAGGGATAATAATGGATAAAGAATTTTGGGAGTTAGAATCTATTTTAAAAGATTTGCTCTTTGAATCTAATATGTCCTTAGCTTCAATATCTAAAGAACTAGATATAAATCAAAAAGATTTAAATATCCTTTTAAATAAAATGGGACTCAAGTGGGTTAAGAAGAATAACAGGAAGCTCTCAAGGGGGCACGCCGCACTCACGGCAATCATGCAGGACATTTTACCGAATGAAGAAATAGTTAATGAATACCATATAGGCGATAGGCTAAGGTTGGACGTGTATTGCCCATCCTACAATCTGGCAGCGGAGTATCATGGTAGGCAACACTTCTTTTTCACTAGTCACTTCCATAAGGATATGGATGCGTTTCACGAGTCAGTAGAGCGCGACCTAAAGAAGGAGCAACTCTGCAGAGATAAGGGTATAGCTCTTGTTATATTCCACTTTTCGGATCAGCTTGATGAAGAAGCTGTTTTCAAGAAGATGCTTGAGGCTATCAAGGTGGCCCCAAAAGTAGATATACCTGATGAGAAGAAAACCTTTAAAGGCAATAACTATTATGAAAAAGTCAAGAAACAAAACAAAGACTATAGAAAAGCAAAGTACAGAGAGCTAAAAAGGAAAAATGGATCTAAATGAAGAAATTTCATATCCGCTAGAGTATCAAGTTTTCGCTCTTTCGATGAAGGAGCCTGGAGCTATAAGCTACTTTGCTGAACATCTGCCAGAGGAGGCAGTTGGTCTCCTAAGCGGAGACACAGGGCTATACGAACTATATATAGCTTTTAAGGATTTTCATAAAAAAACAAACCTAGACCCAGTAGATCCAATAGCATTTCGTGCTTGGCTGGAGTCTGAGTCCGAGATATGGGATGCGCTTGGCGGGATAGCCGGCGTCAACCTACTCATAGAGTCTATACTGACAATAGATATGTCTGACACTGAGTCGGTAACAAAGATACTGAAGCATAGAGCCAACAAGCGCAGGCAGAAAAGCATATTCCAGGACCTACAGTTACTCCTAAATAAAAAGGGCCACAAAACAGATGCAGAGGTAGAGAGGCTTAATAGTCTAACTGAACAGATTAGGTCCCTAGAGGGAGACCTAGACTATGATCCTTTAGAAAGGGTAACCACTGCTACGGATATAGCGTCAAGGGCGACCTTGCTAATGGAAGTCCCAGACTTTCTGCCCACCCCATTCAAGTCTTATAACAAAGCTTTGGGTTACACTGAAGATGGCGGCTATTTCAGGGGTGCTGTTCACGCCATAGTGGCTATGTCAGGTTTTGGTAAATCTACATTTGCTAAGACACTCTCGAACTACTGGGTAGATCAAGGTTATACCTCTCTTTACATCAATTTCGAAGAGGCTCAAACCCACTGGGAAAGAGTTCTTATGAGTCAGATCTTAGATGAAAACGTCTACGCTAATGCTGATCACTGGAATCAGGAGGAAAAAACTGAACGTATAGCTAGATTCACCGAGAAGATGGATGAATGGGGCGATAGGTTTATGGTTAGGCATGATCCAGATAGTTCCTACTTTGATGATCTGGAACTTTGGCTCAAAGATATAATGGGTCACGAAAGAAGCAACCCTGACATAGTTATTATAGATACACTCCAGTCAATGTACACTAAGGGCGGGGGTGGCGCTAGATGGCAAGAGTTTGAAAGAATTATGGTTAGACTAGAAAGATTAGCTAAAGCTATGAATGCTGTATTCATTGTGACAAGCCAACAGAACAGCAACGCCAACAAAGAAAAAAGGGACGTAATAGAACAGTCTGATGTTGGTGGTTCTTTGGCTATTATACAAAAATCATCCGTGGTTACTTTCATTACGCAGAAAAAATTAATCAGCAACGATGATTCGGAAGACGACTACTTAATGCAACTACAGATACCAAAAAATAGAATTACTGGCTCTACATTTAATTACGATCCACCACTAGTTAGGTATGACGATAATAGTAAATCTTACAAGGATTTCGAGATGAGTTTTGACGAAATGCCTGACTATAACTCATCAGAGGTATTCGCATCTGATATATTTGGAGCTGGAGACATTCATGCCTGAAGTAGAAATAACTCAACTAACCGCAGAATCTATCAAGGACTATCAAACTTGCGGACTACTCTACAAGTATAGGCATATGGACGATATGTACGAGTCTATATCGTCTAGGGATTTGATGTCTGTTAAGTATGAAAATACTATTAAGAAGTTAGCAGCTTTTTTCTTCTACAAAAAACAGGGTGGGATCGTGCCATCTATGTCGGCAATATTAAACCGCTGGGAAAAACTTTGGTTCCCTAAGGAAACGTCGGCGTATGATATTGCGGTAGAAAAACACGAGTCTTTGTGGGGTAATTTATCAAGTATGAACACTAAGGCTATAAGCTGTATATCTCAATTTTATGAAGACTTTCATTCAGACAACAGAGATCCTATACTTGTAAACGAAAATTTCCTTTCGTCAGTTACGCCAACAGTAAGGGTAAGTGGGGTCTTTGACGTTGTCTTACGTGACCCAAAAACTAAAGACATCTCAGTAATAAAATGGTTAGCTTCGCCTAAGAGGCCAAACTTGAGTAGTTTGTCTGTAGACTTTTCTATTCTAAAGTATGCTTTTGATTCAAAAAATCCGGATAAGTCAGATAGTACGCGATACTACGCCTACGATATCGGGTCGGAGAAAAACTCCCTTATAGAAGTAGACGTTAAAGATCTAGATATCAATACGCTAATATATTGGTCTAAAGAGATAGGTAGTAGGAAGAACTTCGTCCCCAGAAGGGGTCTAACAATTTACTGCAAGAAATGTCCATTTGATTCCCCCTGTAGGGAGTTCTGTATCACGTCGGAAATGACAGAGCTAGGTTAATTTTTATGAATGAAAAAAAGAAAATATTAGATAAATTAATAGAATCTTCTACCTCAAATATTTGTGATAGAGACATTGAGGACTCCGTATTAGAACCTCTGATGGAAGAAATAGATTTGATTAGGGACCCATCGGTCTCTTCATTCGTCCGCTCGATGCTGCTGAAGTCTGATACTTTCTGGAGAATACCCGGCAGTTTTGCGAGCGTATATCATCCACCAGATGAAGATAACGAATATGGCAACGTGCTACACACTAAACGGGTTGTTAGGGTGGCGTTAATCATGTGCAGCAACTTTCATTACGCCAATATAGAAACAGACATAATCGTAGCCGCATGTTTGCTGCATGATTTAACTAAGGGTGTTTCTGGTAAGGATGGGGAAATTGAGTATGATGAATTCCACCCATTTACTATAGATAGATTCTACGAGGTAGCAAAAAGGCAAGATCTTTTAGTTTCGGAAACTCAGTCATCTGTTTTGCACTTGGAGGAAGAAACTGTATATAGGATTTTGCGCATAATCCACTGCCATGCGGGTAAGGGTTCTAAGATTATGGAAACAATGCCGCGAACAGAAGAAGAAATGATCGTGGCAAATGCCAACTCGGTAGCTAGCCGGCTACACTGGATAATCGATGGGGATCAGATTATAATGGACAGATGGCTGCTGTAAAGAGTAAGGAGTGGCGTTCTGGCGTCGACTGCAAGTGTGGCTCCGACATACTTGCTTACTCGTTGACATACGACAACAGCAGAAGCTTTTATTATTTTAAATGCCCAGGGTGCAAGTTGTCCGGTAAGTGGCTAGATCTAGCAAGAGGCTATTTTGAGTATAGAAAACGAACGTCTTGAAAAAAGAAATTGGCTTATTAATAATTTCCAATTAATATTTAACCAAGGATCTTATTACAGGTCACACAAGGAAATGTTTAAGCTGAAAAAGCAAGTTTTATTTAACATCAACGAAGAACAGGGTAGCGTGGCAATAGATGAGACTTCCTGATTCGGGAGATAAGTACACTAACCAATGGAAATACGTAGAGGTCGCCAGGTATGTTGCGAATCTGAGTAGAGTTATTAGAGATAAGAAAAACGACAAACCTGTTTTCTATGAGTTCAATAATATGCACGAGTATTCAGAGCTTCATGAAAACCAGGGTATATACACGTCCGTATTCCAATATAACAAACCAAGTATAGACAATAGCATAAGACTAGGCTCCTTGTACTTTGACTTAGATTCTTCCGATCTTGATGCTTCTCACACTGAGGTTAAGAATCTTTACTCTTACTTTAAGGAGTTTATGCCCGAAAATTCCATCAGGGTATACTTCACTGGGTTTAAGGGTTTTCACATAGAGCTGGAAGCGCTAACCCTAGGTATCACGCCGAGCAACTCACTACATGAAGTTTTTAGGTACATAGCTAATCACCTTAAGTCTGAGATGAGTTTAGAGACAATTGATTTTGCTGTATACGATCTAAGGCGGATGTGGAGATTGCCTGGATCTATGCATCAAAAAACGGGACTATACAAAAACGATTTGTCCTCGGACGAAGGCTTAATATTTGGAAGTCTTTCAGACATAAAGAAATACTGCCAGGAGCCTAGGCCAATCCAGGTGCCGGAGCAAGAGTTCAGCCTGAAGTCTAATGAGTGGTATAGGAACTTCATATATAAGCGGGAAGAAGAAAAGCAAGGAAACAAATATACGCAGGAGTATCTGCTTGAAAGATTTAGGAAGCAGGGAACGTCCGTCCTTAAGACGATTGAGCAAGAAAAGATGTTTGATCCACATAGGCTTTTTGACAGCTGCCCATCAATAATGAGGATTTGGGGAAAGGCGGAAAAAGAAAAACACCTTGAGCATGAAGAGAGATTATTCCTCTGTTCATTACTAACATACTCAGATGATGCACTGTTCTACTTGCACGAGATACTGAAAAACTGCTCTGATTACAACTTCGAGAAGTCCCAAGCACACATAGACGATTGGATCAAGAGGAGAGAGATAGGTATTGGTGGTAGACCCTATACGTGCGAAAGGGCCAACTCTGTAGGTATTGGGTGTGGAAACTGCGATTTAGAGAAAAAAAAGAAATGGGTTAAAGTAGGGGACTCATTCATAGAAACTGACGAGGAATCTTCCCCGTCTCCTATACGGTTCGCTTATAGAAAGGCCGCAGATTGATGGCTCAACAAGAAGATTATATACATGGTTTTTGTACAGACTGTAGAAACAAAGTGTCCGATAAATGGATGATGAATAGCCCATTTGCTCAAGGGGGAAAACCCCCTGCCTGTCCCGTTTGCGGCGGTGTCGTTGCAGTTATGGACTCAAGAAAAGCAAAGAAGGAAATAGATAAGGCGCAAAGACAGAGAGGAATACCGGTGGTCGACTAATGCCGAAATATGACTTTAAGTGCATAAAATGTGGTAAGATAGAAGAATCCACCGTCAACTCACCAAGCCCAGCTTGTGATTGCTCTGGAACAAGTTTGGAAATGAAAAGGATCTACGCTTTTGCTGGATCAGTATTAAAAGGCTCCGGTTGGTATTCCGTAGATAGGCGGAAGACCGATGGTGGCACTATAGGGATAGAAGACCCAACATAAAGAGAGAGCAAGTGAAAAACTGGTGTAACCTACACGTCCATACGACATTCTCAATGTTGGATGGGCACGGTAAGGTTGATAAGTATGCGGAGCGTGCAGCAGAATTGGGCATGACCGCATTAGCCCAAACAGATCATGGCAACGTGCATGGCTGGTTAGATTTCTACGAGGCTTGCAAGAAGGTGGATATTAAGCCCATATTGGGGCTTGAGGCATATCAGGCTAGGAAATCTAGGTTCGATAGGGACCCGGAAGAGAGGTCTGGACCAGCACAGAACGAGTGGGACCAAAGAGGCCCATACCACTTAACGGTTCTAGCTAGTAACAAAGTGGGTTACAAGAACTTAATTAAGTTATCTTCTAAGGCTTACACCGAAGGTTTCTATGTAAAACCTAGGATTGACCACCAACTGGTGTCACAGTATAGCGATGGTCTCATAGTCTTATCGGGCTGCCTAAACGGCGAGTTGCAGCAAGCTTTGCTGCGTGGCGATTATGCTAAGGCGTTAAAGCACGCATCGACTATGCAAGACATTGTCGGTAAAGAAAATTACTTTGTAGAGATACAAGACCATGGGCTGGCAGAGCAGAAGAGCGTAAAGCAGCAGACGTTAGAAATCGCTAAAGCTATAGGGGCTAAAGTGGTAGTTACAGGTGACTGCCACTACGTCAACAAAGCCGATGCCCACTACCATGACGTAATGCTTTGTTCTGGAACTAAGTCTTTGATGGACCAAGAAAATAGGTTCAGGTTTAGTGGGGATGAGTTTTATCTCAAGTCCTATGCGGAAATGGAATCTACATTCGAGCCGGAATGGTTAGAAAACACACTGCTTGTCGCCGAAATGGTGAACATAGAGTTGGAGTTTAATGAATTCCATTTCCCCGAGTTCCCAGATGTCCCCAAAGATATTTCCGTCGAAGACCACCTGGAAGAGTTGGTCTGGGATGGCATTAGAAATAGGTATGGTGACCCTATCCCAAGTGAAGTAATAGCTAGGACAACTCACGAGCTCGGGGTTGTAAATAGAATGGGGTTCCCTCACTACTTTCTCGTGGTTTCCGACATCGTTAGGTGGGCTAAGGAAAACGATATACGGGTTGGTTGGGGTAGGGGATCTGCGGCCGGCTCAATCCTTTCCTATGCATTGGAGATTACAAATTTAGATCCGCTAAAGTTCGGATTGCTCTTCGAGAGATTTCTAGTAGAAGGAAGAAAGTCGATGCCTGATATCGACTTAGATTTTGATGACAGGTACAGAGACAAGGTCATAGAGTATGTAAGAAACCGTTACGGCAATGACCACGTGGCGCACATCTGCACATTTGGTACTGTCGGAGCTAGGAGTGCAATTAGAGACACCACTAGAGTACTTGGCTACGAGTACAAGGTGGGGGACGACTTGGCTAAGCTTGTTCCTCCTGATGTTCTGGGCGTAGCAAAATCCCTTGATGAAGCGCTTAAGTCACCCGAGATGCTGAAAAAGTATGAATCAGATCCAGACGCTAAGATTATCATGGATACAGCAAAAGGCATAGAGGGCATACACAGGCAAACCGGAATACACGCTGCTGGAGTAGTGATCTCTAGAAAACCTTTGATCGAATACATACCAGTTATGCAAAAAGGAGAAAATGCTCCAGTTGTTACCCAATGGGACATGAATCGCGTAGAGCAAAACGGACTACTTAAGATTGACTTCCTAGGCTTAAGAAACCTAGGTGTTGTTGATATGGCCGAAAAGCTAATCAACGAAAGGCATGGTACATCTGTAGATTGCTACAACCTACCACTGGACGACGAAGGCGTGTACAAATATCTTAGTAAAGGTAATTCTATGGGTATATTCCAGGTTGAATCTAGGGGCATGAGAGACATGATGCTATCTATGCGCCCAGATAGGATCGAAGATATAATGGGTCTCATATCCCTCTACAGACCGGGGCCCCTAGGTTCTGGTATGGATAAGATATATATCGACAGGAAGCACGGCCGAAAAAATTCCCAGGTTCCCCACCCTAAGCTAGAGGATGTTCTCCAGAAGTCTCGTGGGGTAATGCTCTATCAGGAGGATGTTATAAATGTTGCTAGGGTCTTAGCCAACTTTAGTGCTTCGGAAGCCGACGACCTGCGTAAGGTCATAGGTAAGAAGCAGATGGACAAGGTACATCTATTTAGGGATAAGTTTGTAGACGGCTGCAAAAAGCATAGCGATGTAGATAGTCATCTTGCGAATAAGATATATTCCGATATAGAGTATTTCGCAGGGTATGGCTTCAATAAAGCTCACGCAGCATCCTATGCTGTGCTGTCTTACATTACAGCTTGGCTCAAGTACTACTACCCGTTGGAGTATATGACAGCTCTACTGACCTCTGTGGCCACGAATAAGGACAAGCTATCCCCATACCTCAACGAGTGCAGGAAAATGTCCATTAACGTCTTGCCTCCCTCTATGAAAGATTCATCTTCGGACTTCACTATATCGGATGAGGATGAAATTATCTTTGGCTTTTCCGCTATAGATGGCATTGGAGAGTCAAAGGTGCAGGAGATGCTAGCCAATAGGGGATCATCTAATATATGGGAATTCTTAAGGACTTGCGAGTCCGGGGTTATTAATAGGGCTACCCTAGAGCACCTGATCAAGTCGGGAGCTTTCGATGAACTATCTCCTGGTAGCAAAAAAATAAATCGTTCAGATAAGCTTAACATTCTTGAGATGGAAAAGGATGAGTTAGGCCTATACGTGACAGACCACCCATTGCTTGGTATCTGGGATTTTATTACACCAAAGATTTCGTGTGAGATCGAAGACTTGAAAAATGTCTCAGAAGGAGAACTAGTCACCATAGGCGGAATCGTAGCAAAGAAGCAGTCAATAATCACTAAAGCCAATAAACAGATGTACCGTTTACAGGTAGATGACGTAACGACTACAGCCGAAGTGGTTGTTTTTCCTAAGTACTCATCAAAGATAAGCGAGCACGATATAGAGTCGGGGTCTCTGGTGACAGTATCGGGGAACGTAGCGTTTGAGGGTGATGAGGAAAACCTAATTATTAAGATATTATTAACAGATATAGAAAAACTCGATATATCTATATTGCATGGGGGTAAACCAATCAGGTTGAAGGCCGCTCATAAACCTTCCTATGGTCAGGTATCGAAGATTTATGGTATAATATCCAATGTGTCTGGTGATTCTCCCGTTTATTTAGAGTTTCCTGATGGTAGCAACACAATGACTATGAAGTTCAACAACAGCACTTCCGACAGGATTGAAGAAGAGCTGCAACAGATAATACAGATTTTCGAACTTGAAAGAGAGCTTTGATGGAGTATTTAGCGCCGAAAGGGACTTATAGAGACCCTTTCGCAAAGAGCTGCTGGAAGACATGCGGATCATGCGGCAGGTGTTCCAATAAGGGAACTAGACCCGAATGCCGAAGCTGTAGCGGTAGGGTCGATGAATATGGGCAAAAAGTGCCTCATGTTGACGATTTGTGTAGGTGTGCGGAGGGTATTCTCCAGCTGGTCAATAAAGAGGGTAAGATGTATCAGGTAAGAATGCCGAATGACCCCTTCAAAGGCAAGGTTACTCACGAGGGCAAAACGGAAGACGAAAGGGATTACGAATCCTATCTTAGCGAGCAGAGGGAGATTAGGGATGATCCCACCTGGGATGCGGTCACATTTGATGACGGCAGTAGCGCACAGGACTGGTCTAATTCTGGGAGAATAATTTGATGATAAAAGAATTGTACCAGAACAATAGGATTACAATTGAGTCAAGAACTTATAAAACTGGCCATGTAGAGTACTGGGTGCAGGCTGGTCAAGCTGGCATATTTGTTGATAGTGACGATTTGGCAGACCTTAACGAACTGTTGTCTGCCCTACTAGAAGAATTGAGTCAAAATGAACATTGAAGATGACTTCATGGAGATTGGCGAAACAGGCCTAATACCTATTGGTGAAGGTCTTTTTTGGGACAAGGTAAACAATTGCATAGTAGACCTACACGAGGGAGATGATGATGGCTTACCGGAAGATGCCTAAAGAGGTAACTGTTGGACCTTACACGTTTCAAATTAAGGGTGACAAAGTATCGATGGATGCAGCAAAAGTAAAGTTTGAGTGTCTAGAGGCTATTGGTTTTACATCTACTCACGAGCAATGTATCTATATAGATCCTGATCTCAATGAAGATATGCGTTCTGAGGTCTTATTGCATGAGATAATGCATACTATTTGTGAAGCCACGGGAATAAATTCCTCTTTTGAAGAAAAAGAAGAAGAGCAGTTTATAGCAACAGTATCACCAACGCTGCTGGATACACTTAGAAGGAATGAAGCTGTTCTGTCATACCTGCTTGGAGATGTTATAGAATGAAGGTTAGATCGGTAGAGGAACTATCGGATCTGGAAAAGCTATCATTAATACCGGTTAGCTACTCTAGGCTCAATACATTAAGCATGTGCGAGGCTAAGTACTTTTTCTCGTATATTCTTAAGGAGCCGCAAATTTTCGGACCTGCGGCAACATTGGGCAATATAATACATAAGGTATTAGAAGAAAAGTTGGAACCAGATAAAGCTATTGGTAGAGAGGATCTAGAATCCTTCGTACAGGAATACCACAATCAAATACCTAATTACGATCCTAAATCTGAAATCCCAGAAAATCTATTGATCGATGGAGAGAATATGCTGATGCAGTTTCTCGATAGGCACGATGGTGAATCGTTTGAGATAGAAGACAAGGAACGTGGCTTTTCTATAGTCATAGGAAATGCGCTAGTAAACGGTTACATTGACCGTGTAGATATTGTGGGCGATACCCTTTATATTGTCGATTACAAGTCTGGCAAGCGCGAAGAAGCACAAAAGAACATACATAAAAATATACAACTCGGCATATATGCTTTAGCCATGAAGAAGGCATACCCAGATAAGCAAATTCATGCTTCACTTTACTATTTGCGTTCGGGCAAGCAAAAAGGCCATCTCTTTACAGATGATGACCTTTTTGAGATAGAGGTTCTTATAATAGGGCTTATCGATAAGTTGATCAATAAGAACAACTTCTCTTACACCCCTAATTCTTTTATCTGCTCGTTTTGTGATTACGCCCAGAATGGGGTATGTCACGTTGGAGCAAAAAGAAATCGTCGTTAGAAGGATGCTCCTTCAAAGCTTACGCTTTCCATAACTTCGACTGGGTCAATGTCTACGTGTGAGAGTTCGTAGGCTTCCCCGGCTGGGGTTCCATAGTCTACTAGTTCACAGAAGATGCTGTCTTTTACTGACTGGATGAGTTTTTCGTTTAATGTGTTCATGTGGGGTAGATTACCATTCTGTTCTTGTGATTTCAACTTTTGTTGATTTTTTTTGTTTTTTCCTATAGAATTGTATTGATAGGAGTTTCATGGGAGAAAATTGGTCCCCCGTAGAAGATACTTTCCTCTTAGAGAACGCATCTAGGCTTTCTTACGAGGAGTTGTCATTATACTTAGGGAAAACAGACAAGTCAATTCGTGAGAGAAGTTTCTCTCTAGGCTGCCACTCGCAGGTCTCGGGTAACCAAAAGGTTCATCGGGTCTGTAGGTACGCCGAATGTAGGAGACTGTACAGGGTTAGGTATTCACTGTATAAGAAGCAAAAAAAGTTATTCTGCTCTCAAGAATGCGAAGATTTATACTCGGTTCTTTTTTACCCAACACGACAAGAAATTGAAAGTAAGATATCCTCTGATCTAAGTTTCGAAGAGATTTGCAAATCATTCAAGCTAATGCCCGGGGTCCTGTATGACTTGTATCTTGATTACAATCTTCCTGGTAGAGATAGTTCTATAGAGAAAATTTTAATTCAAGATAAGGCAAAAGAACTTAAAAGAGATAAACTAGTCAAGCAAACTGGTGGTACCCCAATGAATAAGTTTAGAGGCGGCTACAAGCCATGCCTAGGAGTTTCGGTGCGTAGTGGATGGGAGAACAATGTTCTTCTATGGCTCAACGAAAAAAAGATTAAGTGGGATTACGAACCAAAATCATTCTATTTTGAAGAAGTTAAGCGCGGGACAAAAGGATACATACCAGACATATGGCTAGAAAAAGAGCAAGTGTGGATAGAAGTAAAGGGCTACATGTCGTCAGTTGATAAAACTAAGATTAAGAGGTTTAAGAAATACTATCCAGAAGAATTCCAAAAGCTGCAAGCAATAACTAAAAATGATAAAGTAGATAGTACAAAGTTTTTTAAAGATTTCGGTGTGCCAGTATACGCCTATTATGATGATATAGCGGAAGCGTACGCACACCTACCTAACTGGATAAGATAGAGGATTATGCCTAGAACTAAGTCTAAAATAAAAAAAGATGTATCAAGCCAGTACTATATTCTATCTGAAGAAGAGATACAAGGATTAATATCGAAAGCTAAAGCTGGTGATGGTTTTTCTCAGATTGAACTTCTCAAAATCTTTGAACCATTCCTTAATAAATACGTAAACTTACTCCACTATGGTAGGTACAAGCTCTCTGATTACGATATAAGACAATTCATAAACTTATTTGTTCCAGATAAAACTGTAGGCTTTTACCTAAAGAGAAATAAGCTTAACTCGACAGGTTCAGCTAAAGTTCAGGAAACCATGCAAGGCATAAGATACATGGTGGAGAGGTACGGAGATGAAGAGGATACTCGCCAGACTGTCAACTTAGCATTCCTTCAATGCCTGATGAACTATAAGAGGACTGAATCAAAAGCTGGCGGTTATGTTCCATTTAGCGGATACATATACAGCTACTTTTATTTCATCTTAAGTAAGCATGTAAAGGTTTTCTTAATTGATCAGCTTGGTAGAAAAACATTTCCATTGATAAGCGATGATGATTTTGGGGATTCAGATTCCGAGGATAAGCCACAGGGCTTTACTGCACCTCCGGAACCTTCCGTAGAAGATCTTTTTGGTCCTGAAGTAATAGATGAGTTTTGGGTGGCTGGTGATACAACTATATTCCCATTTGATAGGTTAACCATTCAGGAGCGCCAGCTGGTAAAATGGCGATTTGTTGATGGATATAAATCTAGTGAAATAGCCCAAAGAATAACAGAACACCCTAATACAGTAAGAGAACATTTCAACAAGATTCGTTTAAAGTTGATGGAAATTTTGATGGAAGATGACCTTGTTGGCCGGTGAAATAATGATATGGAGATTACTATGATAAATGATATTTCTTTCGGAAGAGACTTTTGTATAAACTGTGGGCATTACCACCACAGGGAGCGCAGCAATAAACCATTTGATTGCATGCTTGGGCATGACTGTAAGTGTAAAGAAAAAGACTTCTTACCCAGAAAAAACAAAAGCAGTTTCTCTTGATAGGATTTTATAAGTGGCTTTAGATTTCCCTAACTCACCAAGCGTAAATCAAACACATACCTCGGGCACCAGAACCTGGCAGTGGGATGGCACTGCGTGGGGGTTAACCGCCTCCGGCATAGTCGGACCGACTGGCGATAGTTCTCCGCCTGGTCTTATTTCGCCCTACGCAGGATTATCTGCACCATCTGGCTGGCTTTTCTGTGATGGTTCATCTGTAAGTAGAACTACTTACGCTAACCTGTGGGCAACCCTTGCAGTATCTAAGGGTGCAGTAACCAGCATTGCTAATGGCGCTTCTGCCATAGTCAACAAACCATCTCACGGGCTAGTTGAGGGTGATGCCGTCTACCTCACCACGACTGGCGCATTACCCACCGGCTTATCAATCAATACTACTTATTACGTTAAGTTGATTGATGCCAATAACTTTAGATTGTCAACAGGTAGAACGGCTACGACCACCGTATCAAATGCAGCAGCCTCATTTACAACAGGCACTGCCATAACTACCAGTACTGCTGGAAGTGGCACTCATACGGTTTACCTTGCCCCTTACGGCATTCCAGCAGCATCTACAACAAACTTTTTGCTACCCGATATGCGTGGTCGAACCCCCATGGGCCTTGACAACATCAATGGTACTGACGCTGGTATTCTCACTATTCCCAATGCTATTGGTGCCAAATCAGGTGAAGAGAAGCATCTTCTTATTACTTCTGAAATGCCAAGTCATCTTCACGATAATGGAACGCTTGCAAACTCAACCGATTCAACACACACACATACCGCTGGCAAATATGATGCACTTGGTATTGGCAATAATGGGGTGGCAGCCGGTGGTGATTATCAAGCCCTAATCGCTTCGGGTGCCAGTGCGACTACTCGCGTACTCACCAATGCTGGGACCAGCCATGGTCACACGATATCGGGGAATACCGGTTTAACCGGTGGGGATGACTATCACAATATCCTTCCACCGTTTATGCTCGTCAACTACATCATTAAAACTTAATATCTACTAAATTTAGAAAAGGAAAAAATGGAATTTTATTTATTAAACAACCCACCCGCAACACAACAGTTTTACCCATCAAGGAATAGTGGCCTAAGTGGTGGCGTAGTTATTCACACCACAGAGGGATCTGGTGGCTACAGCGCTGCAGAGAACACTGCAGGATTTATATCGAGGCGTTCCGATCCGGGCAGCTATCACATGATAGTTGACGTCGATTCATCCGTAGCGATGATGCCAGATGACTACACTGCTTTTGGTGTGGCAGCTTCTGGCTATAACAGCCGATGCTGGATGATCGCAATTGGGGCAAGGTCATCTGATCTTGATGGCAATAGCCCAGACACGCAGGCAGAAATTGACCGAATGGGTGCTGAAATCGTTGCTTTCTGGCAGCGCAATAATATCGATATTGCATCGGCTTCACAGTTCATTGGCGAAGAGGTAAAGAACCGACCAGGACTCGCTCACCATGGTGATGTCCAGCCTCAAGACCGTAGCGATGCGTGGAGCCGCCGAGAAGACCGCTGGGTCTTCGATTCGTTACTCCTCCAGGCTATTGGGCGCCATAGCGGAGCAGCCCCAGTTGCACCGCCCACCCCTACGCAACCAGTCCCTGTGCCTCCACAGTCGGTTTGGCACCTCGGATCCAGCGGCGATAAGGTCAGCGAGATCCAGAAGGTTGTAGGAGTCACTCAGGACGGCATATACGGCCCTCAGACCGCCTCAGCAGTGAGCCAATGGCAGACTAACCTAAGTCTACCACCAGACGGGGTATGGGGCCCTCAGACGGAAGAGGCGACACACAACCTATTCGTATTCCTAAGTAACCTCCCTGCCGTACAGGAGACAGCTCCAGATAACCAATTCTTTGCCGCACTAGATGAAGCAACTAAGCAGGTCCTTCGTCAGGGCTCAAGTGGTGGAGCAGTGAAGATACTTCAAGGTGGTCTCAATGGGATCGGTTACCGGCTCGTGGCTGATGGCGTATTCGGTCCAGCAACCGATAATATGGTGCGCAGATTCCAATCGGACCGTGGACTTGAGTCTGATGGCATAGTAGGCCCACAGACTTGGAAGGCATTGCTTTCCTAGAGCTTATATAAACTAACTTAATTCTATATATCTATGCGGAATAAGGCCTCTTAACAGGGGTCTTATTTTTATATTCTTTGTTCGGAATAAAAATACATTATTACTAATAAACATATCGTTCAAGCGGAAAGGCGAACCCAATGCTCTCTAACGTATTTGCTGAATTGCCGCAGTGGCTAGAAACAATTGCCAGTGATCTCTCTACACTATGGCCAATCGTACTATTTGTTGGCGCAGGTTACGGTCTAATAAAATGGTTAAGCAGTAGGTTTAGAGATGAGGTAAGAGACCTTATCGTTGGTGAAGTGGAACCAATTAAGGCTGAATTCAAGAATAATGGCGGTTCTTCGTTCAGAGACGCTATAGACCGCTTAGATAACAACTTTAAAGACTTAAAAAATGATGTTAACCATATAAAGTCAGATGTTGACTTGATGAGATTAGACCTGACTAGGACAGATAAAAATTCGCGCGATGCACATAAAGCCCTATCCGATAAGATAGGGCTCATAAGTGATAAGAATGATTCTATTTGGGACGAGATGCAAAGACGACGTCCAGCTCACGATTATTACGACAGTGAGATGAAGAAGAGAAATAAAAACGAGTTTTAGGCTCTTCCCTCATTTTGGGCGTCTTTTACTATAATATACCGCTGGAAAGTCTCGCTAGAAGTTATAGCGAAGCCTAGTTCGGCTGCTTTTGTAATAGCATCTCTGAGTGATTCTATGTCGGTAATTGACTCACCATCCAATGGCAGGGCTAAGCCCGAATAGATATCAATGTTCTCAAAGTTACCTATGTTTGCTTTTCTATTTACTCCACATATAAAAACTGGTGTGGTAGTAATGGATATGTTCGCTAATGCCTGCTCTACGGCACTTCCAATTGGTGAATCTTCTGTTTGTTCTTTTGCGCTTTTTGATATATTAGGCATTGATCCTACTAATCTCTTTCCTGATTACGTTTAATGAGGCTTTTGCTTGTTCTGATATAGACATATTATCAGTGTTGATAACGCAATCTATAATTTCTTCCCTGATTAATTCCACTTGTTCGGACTTGTGGTTCAGCTCACTATCGGGCATAGTATAGCCGTCCCTCTTCTGTAGCCTGTTCATCCTTATGTCGTTAGACGCATCAAACCTTATAAGAATTCCGCCAGGAAGAGACTTAATCATTTCAGCTTCGTTCTCATATCTTACGTCAGATATAATACATACGTAGCGGTCAATGTTTTCGTTTGCCTCATCTTTGTCTGACAGGATAGTAGCAGACCTTTGGTAGGCTTTCTTCTTAGCCCATTGAGTGAAGCAGTTTTCGTACTCTCTCCGACACAGTTCGCCGGCCTTCTGTAAGAACATTCTCGGCTTCATATCCTCATCTACCGGCATGGGTATCTCGGCAATCTCTTTAGTGAGATTCACAAACTGGTCGTAAGAAGGAGCGCCGTATAGTGGACTACCGCCAAAAAGATCAAAAAGAACATCGTGCAGCTGGAAGAGTACCCTATCTTCTTCCTTGTCGCCCTTAGTCATTCTCTTGATTGATGCCATTTCGTAAAGCGGCATAGCAAAGAAGCTGTGATCCCATACCACACCATTTTCGTGGTCAAATTTAACTGCGTGCGACGGCACAATAGCGTTGGCGACACTGGTTTTTCCGGTACCTGCCCTTCCGCAAAGGCCTATTATGATTGGGTAATTTTCTGAATTCATAGATGTATTATATCATTCCTTGTAGGAGTTTATTGTATTTTTGTCATATATTATTAGCTAAATCCTTAGAAGGATATTGCGCTGTGATCTAAAACCCTAGTTAAAAACCTGTGATCTAAGGCACTAATAAAATCTGTGATCTAAAGCACCAAACTAAAAAACGCGTACGCCTTTTTAAAAAAAGACAAAGAGAATTACTTTGATTCGGCGCGCCATGTTCTCATGTTGTAGTAGTTCATAGCCCACCACATAAGCGACATAGCTATAAATCCCGGCTTGCCGTAAATAAAGCTATAGATAAACCAAGGAATAGAGTGTAAAAGGATAATCAGCCATCCCCACCAGTACTTTTTTCCGACAAAAAAGGTACCAGTTATGCCAAAAATCTCAAAGACGAATAGCACCCAAGTCCAAGTTGTTTCTGCATCCATACCGGTACCTTACTATAGTATATTAGGGGTAATTATATACTAGCATATTGGCGCATGTTTTGGCCAACAAAGTTCTCCGATAGGCATTTAGTCAAGGTTCAGGGTAGAACTCATAGTCTTCTTCACTGAAAGGGCTTCCGTATACACGGCCACTTTCTATGTCAAAGTAGCTTTCATCAATTTCGAAGAAATTAAGAATTTCCTCAGAAAAATCTTCTTTAGCTAGTTCGTCCTTGTCAACTTCCACAACTGTCCAAAGGTGACATATGGATGAGTTGGATTCAAGGTTGTCCAAGTCAACCACTAGCTCAGTAACGTCCTTATCGGACCAGTCTTTATCAGAATAAATAACTATTGTAGATTTATAGAGGTGACCCATGATAGCTCCATTTACTTCAACGTTTGTTTTATCAAATATAATATCACAAGTTATAAAAATATTCAACTATAAGATTAGCATACTGCGGCAAGGCAAAGCTAATGGTGGATTGAACTACGTCCAGATAGTCTTATAAATGCCCGGATTATCTGCTACTACTTTGTTTTCGGCCACGACTTCCATATCTCTGATTGTGTCACGTAGTTCTGCGTTAGCATTTTGGATTTTCGTCAATGCTGTACTGGTGATTAGCGAATGTTCTCTATATTTTTCTGTTTCACGCTTAGCGTTTTTTAGTTCTGCCCTTAGCCTAGCTACTTCTTCTAGAATGGCGTTTGGGGTCCCGTTTTCCAATTCCTTGAGAAGGTGGTCTATTTCTATATCTTTATCATAGACTTTTTTGCGTAACTTAGCATTTTCCTTGAGCACATCTACCCCCCTAGGGGCGCCTTGCTTCGTTACGCCTATGGGCCTTACTGCCGTAAAACCTCTCTCCATAGAAGCCTCTAAGTAGCCTTCCTCAACGATACCGGCTGAAGCTAGGGCCTTAAGGATCCTAGTATACTGGGCCCAGGTGATCTCTTTGTCTATATAGAGATGACCATGTCCAAGCTTTGAGGAAGGCACTACATACATGGGGACGTCTATGTCTATAACTGGGGCATGTTTGCCGCTAGTGCAGCGAGAAGAAATTAAGTTAGCTCCATGACTATTCTCAGGGCTGATAACCTTATAGTCATAAAGCTTTTCCCCATTTTCTAAGGTTATATTAATATCATACTCGTTGCTATTGCTTTGGCTCGCAACGTATTCTTTTAGTGCGTTAAGCCCTTCTTCGGTCATATCTACTTTGGAGGAGTAGAGATAGATTCTTTGAGGTGGAATCTTATGTTTTACTGGCTTTGGTAACTTTAGCCTTGCCATTTTTTACCTATTCATTTGCTAGTAGTTTTGCAGGCATACGTTTCTTCTAGGTATAAGCGTAAATCATCTTCAAAATCTGGGTTTACAGTATATAATTCATCTGTTTCCCAGGCAAAGGCATGAAAAATATCTCCTAGAAAATCAACTGCTTCCAATTGGTATCCGACCTTATTGCCGGGAACCACAACTTTACTTGTTATTTTCAAAAAGTATATATCAAAAACAATATCATCAATAGCTATTTCCCCTACCCTACAAGGGTAGAGGTTGCCATCTTGCTTTAAGCTATTGACGTAAGCATACTTGGGGATACATTCTGAGCTATCTTTTTTTGGGTCATTTCTAAAAAATAACATAATATAATTTTCCTTAATAAGAAAGAGGCTGGCACCCCCAACACTAGGTGCCAGCCAAGCCACTTGCGTTACCACTAAACGCAATGGCTAAGAGGCCTTCCGGGAATCGAACCCGGAAGTAATCCAATAGGCCTATTTATAATCCATGACTGGTATAATTTTTTCTACTTTATTCCAAAGGTTTTTGCTAAGAATGTATCTCTCATCGTTATGGGGAACTGGCGTGTCCGCCTCACATGCATGACGCATACCGTGAAAGAACTCGACAACCGCAGCATTAAGGTAGCATGCTTCCATATAGTTCAGATTAAGAGTGTATTCTTGCTCACCCTCGAATTGCTCCATCAGTCTTCTTCGTCCTCTGCTGGTGGGTTCATTTTGTAGTCATAGTCTAGAGCTGCAGTTTTATTGAGGAACATCATATCTTTATATTGCCACGCAAAGCCCCTCTTAGGGAGGAGTCGATGGGTTTGGGTGCAATACATGGGTTCGTCACTCATATTTAGAATCTG